ATGAGAACCCCACACTTCAGTCAAATTACTTGCTCCTTGAGCAGTCCAATATATCGTTTTTATATTATTAACACCAGTCCCATGTGCATATCCATTTTTTACTGCCCAATCAAGGAACGCACTAGCCATAATTTGAGCGCGTCCCAATTCGTTACGATATTCTTCAACTGTCATCTCTTTCGCATAGGTTTCAAAATTTCTTTTAACCACTCCAGATAATGCAAAATGCTGAAATGGATTGCTTTTGCTTCCGGGCTTCAGAAACCACCCACATAAAATTTCATTAACAGACGCCAATGTAGTTGCAGATGCTTTTTTGTTATTATCTTTATATGGTTTTTTTAATAATGGAATATCTCCCGTAGTGGGATTCATTTTGTTTGTTAGACTCATTATTCTAGCAACTGCCATTACCCGTCTCCCCTTAAAACAATACAATATTATTTATAATAGGGAGTGGTTTCCGTCACCATCATTTGAATAAATAACGTCCTTTATACCAAAGTTAGCAATGGCACGCTGGCAGCCGATACAAGGTTTCGAGTTGCCCCATGTCAGTTTCTTTCCCGGTCCATTAGAATCATACTTCACGCGGCAAACATACAGAGTTGCCTTTTCCATTTCATCCTCGGAAATCTGTCTCAAAGCATTCTTGATGGCATCCGTCTCTGCGTGTAGAAAGATGGCATCATCATGCTCCGAAAAACGAGAATGAAATGGGTGTGACTTCTTCTGATTTACCCCGTAGGATATGATTTGATTTTTATATACGATTGCCGCAGCATGTCTCGCACCAGTGCGATTCATGTCTCGATCAAGGTCACGAGCAATGTCAGCAAGTATCTCTAATACTTTCGCGTTTTCCATAATAAAAAAGCAATAACCCAGAGTCTAGGTTGTGTGACCCAAACTCTGGGTTATTGGTCAAACCTACGCATTGGTGTCGTTCGACGCCTTGCCAAAGTTTGCGCCAAGAACATTCACGGTGTCGAGAATAAACTTGACGATCTTATTGTCACTCTCGTTAGGAGTAAGCGTAGCTACGATAGCTGCAACTCCAACAACGTGAACGATAATATCGAAAACACTCTTTAATAGTTCAACAGACATAATAATTCTCCTTTGATTGACAAAAATCTGTCCTTTTATTTAGTCAACAATAAAATCGGAAAACGCATTCCGATTTTTGGTAGATGAAGAAATGTCACTATCCTTCATCAAACCATCTTGTGCATCCTCCTCACAATCAAAGAGGCGCATCTTCTTTCGATCAACTCCAATCACAAATCTACGCTTGGCAGTCATATCTGAATAACGATTCTTGAGCTGCTTCACCATGATCTGATTCATCTCGTCCAGTTCATCTGTACGAATCAAGGCAAGGAACAAATCTGCTGTAGCAGGAAGACCAAAACTTTCTGCCACATCTTCCATCGAAACATCACTACTGGCAGACCCAGAACGGTTGATCTGTGTCGCAGTAACGATCGGAACAACAAGTTCTACTGCCAACCCACGAAGTTCTTCTGCGATGCTTTTGATCTTTTCATAGCTATTTACATTGGCACCTCGATAAACCATAGATTGACACAAGTTGATATAGTCGATGAAAATCAAATCAGGAACAAACTTCTTCTTCATCGAAAGTTCTTTGACCAAGTGTCGAAAGTGTCCTGCTCCAGCTTGAACTGTTGGATACTCCTTTACGATAAGTTTACCAATCGTCTTTTTTCGTAAAGACTCAATCTTCTTATCGTAAAGCTGTTTCGGAAGATTCTTCAGATCAGCCATAGAAACATTCATCAGGTTCGCATCTATTCTCTCAGAAATCTTCTCCTCTGCCATCTCAAGTGTAATGTATAAAACATTGTGACCATCTGTCATTGCGCTTGCTGCCATGTGACACATTGCCAATGTTTTACCAGCACCCGGAGATGCCATAAGAACATTCAAGGTTTTGGTTATCAATCCGCCTTCTGTAATCTCATTCAACAATGTAATATCAAAAGGAATGTGTTCCTCTTTTCGATTGTAATAAGCAAACCGATCTTCGGAGTCCTCAATATAATCGTGACCAATATGAGAATCGAAAGATACAGAAAGTGCTTCTGTCAACAGAGCAGGAATGGCACCCTTATCTTTCTTTGTGTCTCCATTGAGAATCTGAATAGATTCCATGATCGAGTTATAGATGGCTTTGTCTTGACAAAACTTTTCGGTCGTATCGTTTAGCCACTTCTCGTCATTGTTGGTATCAGTCTTATCTATCTCAACGATTTTATCAACAACCGATTCATAAGAGTTACCAAGGTTCTTTTTCTCTTCAACCTCGATAAGCAAAGAATCTTTTGTTGGATTTGTATTGTATTTGTTTATGTAATCTATGATCGTATCGAATACAATACGATCGACCTGATCGTGAAAATACTCACTGCGAAGAAAGGGAACCGCTGTTTTTATAAACGACTCGTCTTTCAAAAGACTCGCCAATATCACTGTCTCCGTCCGTGTTGTCATGCTCAACCCTCATATTTTTTGACGCTTCCTCTTGAACCAAATCTATTAATATACCCAAAAGAAGTTGGTCAAAACTCTCTTTCATTTCTGACGGATAATCTACATCACGAATTTCTTCTGGTATGTGAAGAACTTCAAATTCATATTCAGCTTTTGGTGTGTCTTCATCAGTTTCAGGCTTTGAAAATCTAAAATCTCCATACTTATATTTTAAACCAGAAAAAGGACCATCTATAATTTCAACAGCACCTTCCGAACCATCTTTTGGATTATAAATTAATCTATAGTAATCTTTAATAGTTTTATTTGTCTCCCACATCTTCAACCTCCTTCATTGCTGAACCATAAAGAAATTCCTTCTGACATGCCTCGTCAATCTGATCGAGAATATCCTTAGTGAAGTATTTATCAGGATTTTCCATAATCGTCTTGGCATATTGCTTCGACCCATCAGGGAGTTCAATGCGTGTCGAAACCTTCTTGAAGATACCATGATCGACTGCCACATCAATCAAACCGTAGTAACGATCCAGACCAGTATCATAGCGAAGAAGAACATCCACCATCTTATTCTCTTTAGTAAGACGAGACTTATAGTTCCTACAATGAACCACATTACCAATGACTTCGGTTCCATCCTTTTCCTTTCGCTTGGATAGAAATACAATCGAATCCGCAGAATACTTTAGACCACTACCACCAGCAAGTTCCTTTGTTGGAAACATGCTACCAATACTGTCGTAAGTGTGATTGGTTACGATCATAGGAATACCCAACTTACCCAAGGCAATCGTCAATACACGAAACGCACCCTTTATCATCGGAGCGCGTGTCATGTCTCTCTTGTCATTACCTTCAGTAACATCAGAAACTTCCTTTGAAGTAGAGAGTTGACCCAAGCTATCAAGACAAAACAAAAGAGGGTGGCGTTCACTTTCAGGAACATCACCAATCCTCTTTAGAATGTTCATGGCTTGTGTGCGAAACTCTTCTACCGTGGATACTGGAAGCATCGTGACTCGACGAGCATCAATACCTCGCTCTTCAAACATCGCACTCGTGATGGCAGACTCACTCTCAAAAAAGATGACACCCCCTTTTGGATTGTCTGTGAGAAACTGACGAATCATACCCATAAGAAAAAACGTCTTTCCTGTGGCAGACTCTCCAGCAAGCGCAGTGATTTTATTTCCCGGCAATCCCTTGTAGATAGAACCAGAAAGCAAAGCGTTCAGAATATACGATCCAGTATCAGTATACGATGAAACGTCTGCGTATTGATCTACAAAGGGATTGATTTTACTCAAGTCACCTAGAAAATCAAAAGTTCCACTCATTATCGAAGCTCCCTAATCTCGTCACAAATACCAAAAGCCTTTGCTTCCTTCGCACTCAACCAAACGTCGTGAGCAGGAAGCAAAACCTCACGAATCTTCTTTTCATTCATTCCGGTACACTTCTTATAATGATCCAGAATCATCTTTGCCGTCAAATCAAATGCCTTCTTGGCAGTAAGAAGTTCATGTTCCTTACCCCACTTTCCCCAAGAATACTGATGCGAAAGAATGGCAGTATTTGGAGTGAGTAAACGATGACCCTTTTGACCTGCCATGAAGATCATCAAAGCAGCACTCGACACTTCACCCAACCCAATCGTGCGAATCGGAATACCCGATCCACGCATTGTATCAATAAGAGCAAACGCATCGGTAACAGATCCGCCACTCGAATTAATAATCATCGTCAAACTTTCAGGTTGGTTATTTGAGAAGTTGTGGCGAAAGATCCACTCAATCGCGGGTCGAACGGAATCATTTTTAATGTCATCCATCAACATGAACACACCAGCCTTATCTAGTGTGTCACCTTCTCCACCAAACAAAGCACCCAGTACCTCGCTGGCAGAACTCGACGCATCGAGCGTTACTTCAACCACTTCTTCATTGTTGTTTTCCATCATCATCCAAAAAACCTTTCTAGTGTGTTGACTTGTTCAGACTTCCATCCAATACAATTCAACAATACTTTTACAGGATCGAGAAATGTCTTCTCAAACTGTTTATCATAATCAACATAATCATTCAAACCAAATTCTTCAGGCAAAGCATTCTGTGTAGAAATCACAGATTCGCCAATTGGATTTGGTTGTCTTAGGTACATGAACTTTATTTTGTCTCCATCTTTGATAATCGGATACGTCAAATTCAAATTGTGTTTTTGAATTAGCCGATTGTAGTTGATACATCCCTTCACATGAATCGGTGTACCTTTTATATAGGTTCTGCCTTCAGTATACCTTTCAATACCATTGACTCCACGAGGGAAAGCAATATCTTCTGCGGCAAGATTGTAAAACTCTTTCTTGAAGTTTGAAATATATTCCTGAACCTGTTTCTCAGTTCCATTCATAATAATTCCAAGAACGTCTTTGATTTTGTCTCGACAAACTTCCGGCGTAGAAGACTTGACGGATTCAAGACCCATCACCTTTAGCTTAGGTTCATTATAAGAAACTCCTTCATTATCATATACGTTAAGAACGTATCTTTTCTTGGCAGTCCACAAACCAGTAGAAGCAATCGCCTCTCTCTTCATAACCATCTTTTGGTCATAGGCATTCATATATTCTGCCAGATCATTGTAGCACTTTTCGATGTAAGGTTCAATAGTTTTGTTACAAACCTTATCAAGAAAACGAACGATCTTGTGATTATCTTTTTCGTTTTCAAACACAGACTCGACAAGTTTATCGAGAACAACATAAATGCTGTCTGTATCAGAAGCGAGAACATAATCAACATCACTCGTCTTCAATAGTTCATTCAAATACTCATTGATCCTCTTTTCAATCCATCGAATAGAAAGTTGACCAGCCTTGGTTACAGCCTCGGCAATACGGAGATCATAGAAACGAAAGTATTCATTTCCCAACGCACCATAAGCACTATTCAACTGAACTTTTCTGGCAAGCTGATCGTTATTATGTTTAGAAATTAAATTTACATATTTTCTTTTTTCTTCACCCGTAACAGCCTGTGCTTTTTGTTCGCACTCAATCATCTTCTTCTTTGACATTTTTCTTTTGTCATAAAGGTCTTGAAGAATCTCGGGAAGAAATCCTTGCGAATCTCTTTTGAAGAACATAAGATTCGGTGCGATCGTAAGATTATATTTCTTGAGAAGTGAAGTATCAAACTCCTTGTCAATAATCTTATCGTACTCCAAAGAAGTGCGCCATGCGTCTTCCTTGAAAGAAGAAACCAAATCAGACTCCACCTGATCTTCTGTGAGCAACTTCTCTGGGGAAAGATTATACTGCATCATCAAATGTGGATAGAGTGAGTTCAAATCAAAAGAAACTACCCAACGATGAAACCCGACTTGAGGTTCTTTTACATAAGCACCTTCAAACTTCGCAGTCTTTTCTCCATCCTTTCTTTCAGGAAATACACGATTGGTTTTCTTGAGATGATGATAGCAAAGATTTTCCCACATTCTAACCTGTGAGAAAACATCACCGAAGTTTACCTTCGATGAATAAGTCATCGCGGCAACCATCTCAATCAACTTCATCTTGTCTTCAAGTCTTTCTACAAGCTCAACATCCTTGACGTTATATTCAATGAACTTATGATAATCTCTTTTGTAAAGAGTATGAAGACTACCAAACTCAGAGTAAGATAGCTTTCGTTCACCAAGCTCAACATTGGCAATATAATCAAGTCGATAACTTTCCCGATTTACATAAGTGAACTTTTGATAAAGCTCGATGTAGTCAAGAACAGAAATCCCAGAGATCAAGTAGTTCGTAACTTCAGCTCCATACTTACCTGTGAAAGTTCGCGAGTCATAGTGTTTCCAAGGAGAGATTTTACGAGCTTCTTTTTCAGACTTGACGCGAGTGATTCGATTGATGATGTACGGAATATCAAATCCGTTTACGTTCCATCCCGTAACAATATCAGGGTATACACTAGACCAAGCACGAATAAAACGATCCAATAGATCAAGCTCGTCTTCACAATAAATATAATCAATACCCCGAGCTGCGAGAGTATCTGCGATATTACATCCATCAGGTTCTCCATATCCAAAAACAAGAAACTTGTCATTGAACTTGACTGCGATCGAAATGATAGGAGATGACGCGAACTTCGGATCAGGAAACCCTTCGTCAGACGCAACCTCAATATCAATATTGGCAACTACCAGTTTAGAAAAATCATAATCAATCTCACCGGGATATTCATCCCCAATGAAAGTCGTTTCGTACCTATCGTAACCATAAATCGGAAAGTTGTCTACATCCTTATATTGTTCGATGAAGTTACGAGCGTCCTTCATTGTTTCAAACTTTATGGGAGCAACATGCCTACCATCAAGTGTAGTATACTTTGTTTTCTCTTTCGTAGGAACAAAGCGTACCGGGCTATACTTCAGCTTCTTATCGTATCGCTTACCTTCACCGTCCACACCACGAAGAAAGATACGATCACCAACAGCTTTGACGTTCGTATAAAAACTCACATTCACCTCAATCAGAGTTCGTCAATCATATCTCCCAACTCTTGAGAGACACGCATTAAATCTTCAAGCCTTCGCGAAATGTCCATCAACTCCTCAAACACTTCGATGAACTTGGCTTGAGCTTCAACTTTCTTATGCCTGTTAGATTCCACATTCTCGTCAAGCATTTTACCAAGCTCATCCAAATCGAGGACTTCTTGATAATCAAACACCGGACATAGTTTTGGTGCCACCTCACAATGACCATGAAAAGTCACGTCAGGAATTTGTTTATTGATTTGTTTACATAAAGATTGTAGACTTTCAAACTGCTCATCAGTGAAATCGGAAACAGTGTTTCCCGCAAGACAAATCGCAATTGTTCCTACGTTGTGACCCTTTTGTGCAGCAGGTGTCTGTTCAAGGTTTCTGCCAACTTGAATCATCCCATCAAACTTGATGAAGTAATGGTATCCAATGTCACTCCAACCATTCTTCAGATGCCAAGATCGAATAACCGAAACATCATCGTGAGCAGGTAAACTAGAAGCGGAACAGTGTAAAAATACTCGATCAATTTCA